CTCGGGAATATCCAACCTTGTATGACACGGGGATGTTGAACTTATGGCGTTCCGCAATTGGCATTGTGTCACCCGGTCCGGCCAGATCTTCATAGTAATCACTGGCGCCAGGAATGTGACGCAAATTATGCCAGAGAGCAGTCGCCACCCCCCGCATCCAAGCCGTACCGTCCAATGGTGGCTTGATAGCGTAGAACGACCTAGTGAGCACACGGCCCAGCTTAGGTGTGAGTACATAGACCTCCATGTCATCTACTCGTGCAGGGGCAAACCAGCCACTGCAGAATTCCAGCCTCAAAGGGTTGGGAACTACTTCAAACTTCGATTTGAAGCCTAATTCTGCTGTGCGGATCGATGCATACTTGCACATAGCGTCAGATATGAACGTCGTCGTCACACCTATGAGGTCATCCCCCGCTACGAGAATGCGAATAGGAATGTTGAGCAATTCGGCCTGCGAGAGTAGGCGCTCGCATTGAGCTTGCATTTCGGGAGTATCACGTCCCAACCACGCAATAGAGGCCAAAGCTGAGTCGATGGTTTTTAGGCCATTTACTTCAGAGTTGCCTGTGGTGGTGAAGTTGTCGCCCGACTTTCTGCGCCCGTCATAAGAGGCTTTAACACCCTTCATGAACATGCGCGTACGGCCAGAGGCGAGATCGAGGGCGGTGCGCTGAGTTTTGAAATTGGATTTCACTCGGTTGCGCCACATGGGCCTCTCAAACTTCTCCACTGAATTGATTTGGTGCTTATCGAAACGACTCTCGTCGCACTGAATTCCTACAGGGGTCCCATGTGGTGTGATCTCGGCGATGGCTTGCGACAGCCAACGACCAATCTCAACAGCATTTAACCCTGGGGCATAGGTGATAGGTCGGAGAGGCAATCCAGCCACAAACCCCCAGTTCTTTTTCAAAAACTGAGAGTAACTGGCAGAAATGGGTCCGGTCAACACCTGGAATTCGGGCGTCCGAGCGCTTATAGCACGAGGATCGTATTCCTCAAACTCCTCGCACTTACGCTTGCTAACACCTTCGATCTTGATAAAACCCTTTACAATAGCTACATGGTTCCAATCTATATCGCCGGTGAGAACGCGCGCTTGTGCCTCCCGCAGGATCTTGGTCTTTGCAGCAGACCAATTCCCGCTTGTAACCCACTGCTCAAATGGGACGGGTGCCAAAACTTGGCAGAGGCGTTCTTCCTTCCACAGACGCTGCCTGTCCTCTAAAGAAGGTGGCACTACTACGTCCGGGTAAAGGGAATGATGGTACTCGAGAAAGGTGTTAGTTATTAGCTGGTCCCACGCGGAGACCTTTCCAGCTTCAACTACACCAACAACGCGGTTTCGTACGGCGAGTTCTGCATTATGGGTGCAGTTTCGAGCAATCATGGGTGCAAGACTGTCGCACCCGGGCCCTAATTTGTACAGGCCGATAGTCGGCTTACAGGGCTGATGTTCCACGATGCACTTGGCGTCGGGGTTCACCTCTTGCAGGGTGCGACCGTGCATGCACACGGTCGGTAAAGTATTGGAGGGTAGTGGGCCCTCGGGGGTGTCCCAACCGTAAGGATTAAAGCGCGGATTTGGCGCCATACCATTCGCATGGTACAAGGCTAGAGCTAAGAGGTGGGTATTCCAGCTTGGTTTCGGTATCCACGAAAATAAATTCGGAACCCAGAACGGCCAGTCCCACTTAAGCATCTTATTGTGGCGCTCGATCTTGCGGACATTGTCCCACACCTGGCCCATAGCGGCCGTCTCTCTCTCAAGGTGTAATACGAACCCTAAGTTGACGGCGGATACGAGGCAGGAGGACAAGTCGCGTTTGTCTTGGTTGAGACGTTTGGAGAACTCCCGAGCCTTGGACAGCATAAGCTCATGGGTCTTCAAGTCGCGGGGGCGGCCCGCCATCTCCAAGGCAATGTAATCCACCAATTGCTTGGGGATAGCCTCTACAGGTCCATTTCTGGGTCCTGATCCCACTGTAGCAATGTGAGCGAATCGAGAAAAGAATCTGCTTGTACGGATGCCTTCGAGCACGAACGTTGGGGCGACTGGGTCTTTCGATCCAAAGCCGAATGTTCTGTCGATTTCTCCGGCAGACTCCCTCTGGTCCACAGCACTAGCGAGTGAGAGGGGGATGGTTGGGGCGGCGAGAGCCGCGCTTGTAAGCGTAAATCGCACGACTTCAGAGTCGCCAATGATTCGCTCGGTACTCCAAGCAAGGCCAACGTTGACTCCGGAAACCCTGACGACTTGGTAACCGCTGTCAAGCCAGAGATTAAGTCGGTGGGTGTAAGGTGTCGAGTTGCCGCAAACCTGCATGCGCACGTCGAAGGGTTCGCTGGAATCGCTGGAGTTTCCTTGTCGATGACACAGATGATACTGTGCCTCGCCCAGGGCAAAACTACCGGCAACTGCGAAACGGTGGTGTACGCTAATAAGGCTTGGGTTAGCAACATTGGCTTTGGCTCGAAGTAGGAGTTTAACAACTTCGTCTGGGCCCAGATAGTATATAGAATGAACGCAGAGTACGTCCGTAAAAGTGACGCAATCGCACGTTCCGTGCTCTGTACTAGCAAGTGTACCCGGTGCCGCACGGTTGCACCAGGATCCAGACCGAGTAGCATTCCTAACTGCGTCTGCATGAGAGAGAACAGGACAGCAGCAGTGGATGCTAGCTCTCCGTCTATCTCCTGCATGCAAGGCAGAAGCATGTCGTGTCGAAGCTCCACCCACATCCAGCACGATCGCAGTGTCTCTCTGCCGATAGATTGTCGCGATTGCGGCACTTTCAGCAGCACTTCTTTCGAGGCTGAGGAGGGGGTGGGAGTGGGGTTGAGGATTCTCTGTAACTCCATTGAAATACGATGCGTAGTGTTCGTCGAAATACTTTCGCTGCGATGAGTTTAGTTTAAAACGAAGTGGTGGTCGATATTCCATTGAAGAAAGGGGAATCGGGAGTATAAGGGAAGTAGTACGAC